GTGGTCGAAGAAGATGGTGTCGAACTGGCACGCAACCATCACCGCCACGTTGTTACTCCTGGGCAAGACGTAAGCGGCGAGGTCCAGGAGGTGCAAGCTATTGCAGCAGCACTCTGGACTGAAGAAGTCATCGCTGCTTACAATGCCTCTATCGCTAACAACAATCCTGCCTAATCATGAGCATTAAACTCAAAGGCAGTAGTGACGGGAGCGTATCGCTACAGGCTCCCGCTGACACCAGTCCGTCTGGCACGGATAAAACATTCACGTTGCCAACTGCCGACGGCACAAACGGGCAAGTCCTTCAAACAGATGGCAATGGCGCACTGAGCTTTACGACCATTTCAGCAGATCCTGATGGTGCGTTTAGAAGCACTCAAGTATTTACTTCGAGCGGCACATGGACTAAACCAAGTGGTCTTACGCGGGTTCGTGTTTATGTCACCGGAGGTGGTGGCGGTGGAAAAGGAAGAAGGAGCGATGGCTCAGAGGGTGGTACTGGTGGATGCGCAGGAGGAACTGCAATTAAAACTATTGAAGCAAGTTCTTTGGGATCAACCGAAACAGTAACTATTGGCGCGGGTTCTGCTGGCATTACAAACACCGACTCAAACGCAGCAACTGGGGGGACTTCTTCATTTGGCTCCCATTGCAGTGCAACTGGTGGCATGGGAGGAGATAGACCAACTGGTTCTCCATATCTTGAAGGAGGAATCGGATCTGGAGGCGATTTAAATATAAAAGGCAGTTCTCCTGAAGCCTCAAGAGAAACTGTTGATGATGCAGGCTCTTGTGGAGGCGATTCATTTTTTGGTGCCGGAGGACGGAGCGCAAAAACTGACGGAACTTATGCTCACGGTAATGCTGGTCAATATGGTTCTGGCGGAGGAGGAGGAAACACCAGCGGTAACGGCAACAATGGTGGCGACGGTATCGTTTATGTGGAGCAATTTTTCTAATGAAGGCACTAATTTTTCAAAACAAAGTTGTTGATTTGGTTGATGCTGAGTTTCCAGTGTCACCTGAAATGACCTGGATGGATGCACCCGAGGGGTGCACAACTAAATGGGTTCTTGAGGATGGTGCAATAGTTGCGCCTCCTCTCCCGTCAACAGAAGAGTTGATGTTTAGACTTCGCTCTGAACGCAACTATCTTCTCTCCAAAACCGACTACCTTGCACTTGCCGACTCAACTCTTACCGATGAGATGAGGACGTATCGTCAAGCATTGCGGGATTTGCCGGCCAACACTTCTGACCCTGCCAACGTTGTTTGGCCCACTAAACCGGAGGCTTGACCATGAGCATTATCAAGGCAAACAAGCTAGAGCACATCTCAACTGCTAACGGTGGCATCCAGTTAGATAACGCTGGTCACGTCACCGTTGACGGCGTGCAGATGCCGACTGCTGGCACGTTGAGCAATCGCAACCTGATTATTAACGGTGCGATGCAAGTGGCGCAGCGTGGGACAAGCAGTACCTCGCAAGGCTATACGACTGTCGATCGCATTAAAACGATGACTAGCGATACCAATACACGATCTCAACAATCGCTTGCGTCTTCAGATACGCCTTACAGCTACGGATTTAGGAAGTTTTACAGACTTGCAAACGATACTGCATCAAGTGCTGGCGCTTCAACTTATAGAGAAATTGACTACAGAGTCGAATCTCAAGACATGGCTGGCTCTGGCTGGAATTACACCAGCAGCACCAGTTATATCACCATTTCATTTTGGGTTAGAGCGTCGGTTAGTCAAACATATTATATGTATTTGTTTTCTTCTGACGCCTCAAAAGCTCGCTATTTCCCTATAGCTCTTACTGCTAACACTTGGACTAAAATTGAGCAAAAAATTCCAGGCGATTCGTCCCTGCAATTTGACGACAACAACGAAAGTGGTTTAACAGTTAGATTTGTTATTTGGTATGGATCTACTTATTCAGGTTCAAATGCTCCTGCAGACACTTGGTTTACCAATACTGGTGATTATGTCCCCACCATGACTAGCACATGGGCTACAACAACAGGGGCTACTTTTGATTTTACAGGTCTTCAATTAGAGGTTGGCGAAAAGGCAACACCGTTTGAGCACAGAAGCTATAGCGATGAGCTTGCTAGGTGTCAAAGGTATTATTACAGGCATAACGTTACAAGTAACCTAACTGGAGGCAGTGGTGGTTATTACGCAACAACTGCTGGGCGTGTTTGGAATCAATTTCCTGTAACCATGAGAGCTGCTCCAACACTTGTGGTTGAAGATCTAACCTATGACAGGATTGGCGCCGGTGCCGTTACAGCGACATCAAATACAAACGGCAATACGTCCGTTTCAGGAGTGACTTGGGACGGAACTGGTCTTAGCGGCGGTACTTTCGGCCAGCCTCTTGGCTATACAGGCCGCTGGAACGTTAGCGCGGAGCTTTAATCATGAACTATCAACTTCTTCCTGACGTTTATGGCGTCCCTGCTCAATGCATCAAAGGAATTGCCGATTCTGGTCAAGAACTTTTTATCCCGAAAGATCCTGATAACGTTGATTATCAGCAGTACCTTGAGTGGGTCGCTGAAGGCAACACGCCTCAGCCTCCTGGCGAATGACAGAAGGCACATTGGCCCTAGTGTCAGCCAGTAGGCACTTCTACTAAGGTCTGCGTGCTTTCTCCTAATAACCATGAAGCGTCTTTTGATTGCTGCTTCTGTCGTCGCCACGGCGTTTGCATTGGGCAGCCCGTCTGTGAA